GTCGGTTTCCACCGGTGTAGCAAGCGCAGCCCAAATAAAAACGTCATTCTCGTCCAAAAACTGCTTAAAGTCATCGAGGGTCGTCGTGCCTTTTTCGGCGAATGCAAAGCCGACAAGGTTATTATGATTAGCAATCGCCCCGCCGACCGTTTCTGAGCCAAGAGCGGTGGAAAAGTGCGTGCAGAGCACGTTGGACGTGTAAATGCCGCTGAACCACGCAAAGTAACGGTCAACCGCATTTCCCGTTGTTTGCCAGCTAAGCGACGATGTAACCTTGATTTTGGCGACCCGCTGCACATACACTCCGCGCGCCAAGTCCACCTCATCGCAAACCCACTGCTGCCCGCTTTCATCCGTGTAATTGCCGCTGGATGCAACCGGGATGCCCGGCAGCGCATTCGGTGTTTGCAGCGTCTGCGAATTGTTCGCGCCGTCCGACACCGTGACCACCACCGTTTCGCCGTCACCCGCGCTGACAATCGGCACGGGAGCGGTCGGGAGCGGCGTACCGTCCTGCGTGCTTTTGCCGCAGACACGCAGACCGACAAAAGGCGCGGCAAAAGAATCCGTCGCAGTAATCGACGCGCCGGACACACTGCCAGATAACACATTCGCGCGCGAAGAAAGCGTGTTGGCGGTATTCGTAACCGCGCGGATAGCGTCGCCAGCAGCTTTCGCGTCCGCCGCACGGTTCTCCAGCGTCAGCGTCTTGTCTGTCACCAGCGCCGTTGGAATCCCACCGTTTGCGCCTGTGCCGTAAAGCGCCTGAATCACACCAATCGTGCTTGCGTCAACCATTCGTGCCACCTCCCAGCTTCACCCACGCGCCCTGCGCGTCCTTCTGCCACATCGAGCCGAACCCGGCGGTGTACGCCAGACTGCCGATACTGCCAGACTTCCCCGGCTCTGTGCCATTGGAGATGTCGGCGGCGTTATCCAACATCCACTCAACATAGTCCGTGTGGATAGTCTCGCCGTTATTCCTGCGGATTAGATTCCACGCCATTTTGTGCCGCCTCCTTAATTGTGATGATGATACTATCCGATTCCAGCCCGACGTTGCTGCTCGCGTCAACCGCCTGGAATGCAACAATCCGCGTTCCGCTCCCGGTAAATTGAAACTGCTTTGTGAACGTTATCGTTTCCTGCTGAACGTCATAGATTCGCTCGTTTACTGCGCCGTCCACAAGGAAGCGGATTGATGCCGCGTTCTTCTGCGCCACCGTGAACGTCACGCTTTCGCCGACGGTGATTGTCGTTTTGTCCGCCTCAACGCTGACGATTTGCGGGCGCTGTGCCTCAAGCGCTGATACATCGTCCTTCCACGCTGCGTATAGCTTGTTATAATTTTGCGCGGCGGTGTTGGAGCGATACGCACCCATTCGAAGCAATTCCAGCAGCAACAATTTTTCCTCGTCCGTAATGTACTTCCCCAGAAACTGCTGCGCTGCGGATGTTGCGCTCTCTGCCGCTGCATTCGCGTTTGCCGCTGCGTTTTTGCAGTCTTCCACCTTTGCCAGCACCGTTGTGATGTCCGGGATGACGTTATCCGGGTCGTACACCGTCCCGGTTGCCCCCGCCGCAACACGCCCCTCAAGCCACAAGACAGCCGTCGTGTCCTCACCGACCGTCGCTGTAACCATCAGGCGGAAACGCCCAATAACCGCGTAACAAGCAGCGGAAAGCGTCACGGATGCCACGCCGTCGCTAACCGCGCCTTGCAAAAGAATTGTCGGGTTTTCGTCTGTGCTTGCAACGCTATCCAGCCTGATAAAGCTGCCTACAATAGTTGCGCCAGAATCCATGCTGTACGGCGCGCCATCCTTCTCAAACGCGATTTTCAGCGTGTGGGCGTTCGCTTCGCCTTGCACGAGCGCCGCTTTGAGCGGTGTCATCCGCAACCCAGCAGACAAGTTGCAAGTATAATTTAACTCATTCATGCGTCCTCCTTATTCCGTTCCGGCGGAAATAAGTCCACTCTTGCCGCCCAGCGCCTCGATGATGCCGCTGACGCTCTTTCCCTCCGTTGACATGGTGACTTGTACCTTCTGCGGCTCAAGCAGCACATTGTCCGCGTTGAGCGTGAGGATGCGCTCATCATAGCAGCGCCCGAATTTAGGCATTGCAACCCGGCAAATGCTCCCCAGCCGGAAATGGTCGTATGGCAAGCCTGTTATGGCGGAAAGCTCCACGAGTGAAACGTCGATGGAAATCGGCGGGGTTTTCTTTTTCGCCAGTTCCTTCTTTGCGTTTTCCAACAGCGTCTCCTTGTCCGTGATGCTGTTATCCGAGTATTTGCCGCACACGATGCCCCACTCGTCGATGGTGTCCGCGTCGATGTAGTCCTTTCCATCGTTTACCGTGCCAACGGTGATGCCGTTTTTGCCGTATGCGTACATACGGGTCACAAGGTCGTCGCGGTCTGTGCTGACCGTTGCGCTGGTCAGCGCGCCGTTAAAACGCGCTTCGCAGGAGACAGTGTTTGGCATATTAACGAGGTTGAGCGTCCACGGATGGGTTGAAAAGTCGTACTGCCACATCATTTCGGCGGGCGACAAGTCCTTGACGTTGTTGATTGCTGTCCAGATGTTCGTCCCTGCGTCGAAATCGTATGTGAGATGCTGCGATAACTCGCACGTTCCAATCTGCCAGCGCGTTTCCGGCTGGTAGGTGAGAAGCTGCGCCAGAACATCAACCGCGTCAACGGATGCACTGCCGATTTTTAGCTGCTCCGGTAGAAGCCCGTCCATCAGCGTAGAAATAGCGTGGTCAAGGTTGACTTCCTGCGTCGCGTAATTTCTGTAGGTTTGCGTGTCCGAGCGCAAGCGGAAGATGCCGACGCTTCCGCCGATGTGGTACAACTCCACAAACTGCGTTGCGTCCATCCATGTGCCGTCCACGAGCGTCATGCTTGCGGTGGAAATGTCGTCGATTGTTAGCGACAAGGACAGCGAAGACGGGCGCAAGTGCTTGATTTCTCGCAGATTTTTGTCCAGCAGACGCGGCAAACGGACATTGTTGGTGTATGCCTTGCTTGCATCCGGGTCTGGGATGATGCCGGAAACATAGTCGATTGTGATGTAGATGTCGCGGACGTCTACGTTAAAAGTCCGTTCAATCGTATCCGTGTAAACTTTTTCCCACATTTGAAAGGATAGTGTTACAATAAGGGATACGGTGCTTGCTCCGTCAGGAAGTGTTACTGTTGCGAATCCTGCCTCGTCAACGTGTACGTCGTTTACGTCCTGCTTTTGTTGATTGCCCCAAAGGTCGCGCCGAAAATCTGCGTGTACTCGTGCGGAGGTGATTACTGCGTCGGCTGGAAGAACAACCGGAAAAGCGACCTTTGTTCTTCCGATTGTTGGATAGCCGACCTCCATCTGCCAACCAGTGGGATTTTCCACATCAGGGTTTACCTCAAGACGGCATTTTATTTTGGACGTTAGGGTTACTTCATGCGGTGTGCCATATGCTTTGTAGTTAATATTTCCGCCCCCTCGCCGTGACCGTCAGCGACAAAAGCCCGTCGCCGCTGAACGACACCTTGTTGATTCCGGGCTTTAGCGTGATTTCGTCGGCAGATTGTCCGTTTCGGTTGCCCATCGCGGATGTCCCCGCTGCCGTGATTTGCTGGATGCCGTTGTCGTCGTGTGCTATTCGGATTTCCTCGCCCGTTTTCACGCTGATATTCGTCAGCACGATTTTTTCGCTTCCGCAACTGATTGCAACGTTTGTCAGCGGGTCGATTGCCACAAAAACCGCTTCAAGCGGACACGCCACGTCCCCGCGATTGTAAACCGTCAGGATGCCACTTTTGCTTGCTTCAACTGTTTCCATTTTGGAAACAGTTGCTTCCTCCCACCACGGCCGCTGATATGCCGTCAGCTTGATTGCCAGCGTGTCCGTCCACTTGAGCGCGGAAACACTCGCTGCCTCGATGCTGTCGATGTATAACCGCTGTTCCGGGCGGTATGACGTGTGCAGGTACTGTCCACCGCTGCCCCAGCGCATGATTTTACTGAGGACAAGCTGCCTGTGGATGGTGTTTGCTTCGTGGATTTCCACGGCGATTGTTACCGTGATGGACTGCCGAAGCTGCCCGGTGAGGTACATTCCCCCGCCGGGGCGTGCTTCGGTCGTCACGGATTCTTGTGGCGCGTCCTCCGAGATGTCGATTATGATGATGGACGGGTCGATGTCTTCCAGCGCTTCCTCTCCCATCCACGCGCGATAGCGCGTAAGCATTATCAATCACCCCACTTCTTAAACATCAGGTTGGAGCGAATTGTCCCGCCTATTGCGGAGTTGACATATGGCGCAATCGCTGTCGCAATCATCTTCCCGTCAACGGAAAAATTATTCTGGATTGTCGTTGGAGGAAGCCCGGAAACAGCTTTTGCAACATCTGCTGGATTCTCGATGCGCACCCAAAGCACCCCATCTTCATTGTTGGTGATGTTCGGAGCTTTTCTTTCTTTGAGTGCGGTTAGGTAGTTTTCCTGCATCGTTTCAAACGTTGTGTGCATCTCGCGAATAAACGTCAAATTTTCCGCTACTTGCTTTCTGTTTTCGTATGCTTTATCTGCTGCTTCCTGTACCTTGTCCCAGTAGCCGTTTCCTTCGCGCACTTTCTGATTCTCTTTCTGCTTCGCTTCGAGGGCAGCAAGAACGTCGGCAAGCTCCTGCGGATTCGTTTCTGGATTTGGCGCCCAGTATTCCATCAGATGCCCGCCGACTGCAAGCGGTGCATTCGCAGCGCGCCCCTTTCCTGTGAAAATATCACCCAAGAAGTCGTATGGCGTTTCATTTTGAGAAAAGTCTGTTGTCCATTCATGGATTTTGGTTTCGATTTTGTTGTTAAATCCAAGGATTTTGAGCAACGCGTTAATTTGCGGAATCTCTTTTACGAGTGTCTGCTTCATGTCGTCGATGCCAGCCAAAAACGCGCTGTTATTTTCCGCCATGTATGCCGTAATTTCGTCCTTTTGGTCAAACGCTTCGAGCGACTTTTTCACGGTTTCCAGCATCGCCTGATATGTCTCATCGTTTGCCAGCGTATACCGCGTTTTGGTTTCCGCCATCGCGTTTTCTTCGTCGCGGGCGCGCTGGTAGTCTGCATTTAGCTGCTTGATTTCTTCCGGCGTTAGACTCAGCAGACGCGAAAGGTACGCATCGTTATCACGAGAGTATGTAGTAAGCCCTGACAAGATGCCAACGTCAACGCCAGACTCTTCGGCTTGCTGCAAAGCATCATTGTAGGCGTGTAGCGCATCCGCATTCGTGCCGTACCAACTAAGCACATTTTCCTTGCTGTAATCGGTATCGAGGAGCTTCTTCATTTCCTCCTGCGTGTGCGTTACCATGTAGCCCATGCCAGACGCAACGCCCTTGTAGGCTTCCTGCGCCTTTTTCAGCGTGTCCGCGCGGTATGTGTCCACGTCTTTCAGCGCGGTCTTTAGGTCTTCGAGGGCTTTCTTTTCGTCCTCGACGGCTTCGTTGAATTTTACCTGTTCTTCGGCTTCCGGGTGTGCACGTTTGTACGCTTCCCATTCCGCTGTTGCCCTTGCAAGCGCGGTCTGATTCTCGTTCAGTTTATCGTTAGTTTCTTCGATTTGCCTATTAACATCTTCCAATTCTCCGGCGGCGGCGCTGCTATCGAATGTTTGCAAGCTCATTGCTTCTGTGAGCTTGCTCCACGCCGCAGCTTGCATGTCTCCGAAATCGAAGAGATTTATGGAAGAATCTCCAACCCCGCGAATCGCCCTGTCGACTTCATCATATTGCGATGCAAAAAATTCGTCAAATGTATTGGCAAACGTATAGTTGGCATTTGTTCCAGCCATTGTGCGGACAAAGGACTGATAGGCATTTTCTACTACATCATGATATGCGGCTTTTACTTCTTCAGCGTTAGACCCCACAATTAGCGAGTTTAGATAATCTCTGCGTGCATATAGGGATTCAAGCTGTTTTTCCGTTTCATTAACTGCTGCTTGTGCATCGGTAACGGCGGTATCATGTGCACCATACAGCGACACGCCATTCACGGTATCCACATACTGTTTAATTCTTTCCGTGTTGCCCATAATGGCGTCAGAGGTTAAATCAACGTATTGCGAAAGTCCCGGCATAACGTTTTTAAGGTTTTCGAGGGCTTCCTGCCATGCTTTCGTTGCCTTTACAGCTTTGCCGCTCTCCTGCTCCATGTTGCGCATGGAATTAACGATTGTGAGCGACTGCGCATAGGTCGCCTTTGCGTCGTATATTGATTCGTCCCGCTCTTGCATGATTTTTTCGGCTGTCGTGTACTGGTATGACTTGTCAGACAGCACGTTGTTGAGCAGCGAAATCGCGGGCGTTACAACGCCCAGCAGCCCCTTGCCGAACTCCGTCTTGATGCGGTCGAGGTTCGTTTGCAGCTTGCGCATCTCGTTTGAGAAGCTGTCCCCGGTTCGCGCAAAGTCGCCCTGAGCGTCCTTCGTGGCTTCCAGAAGATACTGATAGCGCAACGTCGCCTGTTCCGCCTGCGACATTTTATCAAACGCCTTGTTCATGCCCTTTTCGAGGGCGAAGGCGTTTAGGTTCGCAACGGACATATTGATGCCAAGCGCCTTCAACGGTTCAGTTTCCCCGGAAATTCCGGAGCGGATTTTCTCAAATGCCGTGTCGTGGTCGAGGTTGTAGAATGACGCCATATCCGCCGCCAGACCCGCCATATCCATAGACATTTGCAGCACTTGGTCATCGGCAATGCCCATCGACTTGAGCATAGCGCCCAGCGTGGATGAATACTGTTTTGCCTTGGTTTCCGTGATGCCGTAGGCGTTCAGTGCCTCCTGCGCCCACTTGTTGATGGTGGACGCGGAATCTTCAAACGTCACGTCCACAACGTTTTGCGTCTCAACAAGGTCGGACGCAAGCCCGATTGATTCGTCGATTGAACCAGTGATGCCGTTGATAATGCTATTGATGCCATTCACTGCCATATTAGCAAGGAACTGCCCGCTTGCAATATCGCCAATCACATCAAGGCGGCTCAAAAATCCGCTCAGCACACCGCCGCCCGAATCGCCAGAACCGCCGCCGTCTGCGGCTTCTTGCAAGGACTGGATTTGTTGCTGCAAACGCTGGATTTCTTCCGTCGCTTGCGTGGACTGCTGCTGCGCTTGCTGCAATTCCGTCCGGAAACGCCCGCCGTCAAACGTCGGATGCACAGCAAAGCTGTTTAGTTCTTGCTGGAACTGCTGCATTTCCTGCCGGATTTTATTCAGTTCCTGTGTGTATCCGCTTGTATCAATCTTGAAACTCGCGTACAACTCAAATGCTTCCGCCATCTTCTGCACCTCCCCTCGCCATTAGTCCGTTTATAATGTCGTCGCAGATTTCCTCTGCCGTTTTTTGCTTTGTTTCGTGCTTCTCTTCGCCGAAAACGTCGCTGTATGATGGTATTTCCAGATTCGCGCCGCCGAACGACGAAATTGCAAGCACCGTCATCCACGCCATATTAGCCATATAGCAACGTTTTGCTTCCTCCTGCGTTTCGTGCGCCAGAAGCACCCCCAGCGCGTGAACGTTTTGCGGGCGGTACTTGTACAGCACAGGGATTACATGATGCACCCCAGACGAAGCGCAAAGGTAAAAAAAGCAAACAGCGAATCGAGCGTGTCCTTGTCCATCATGGCGGCGGTTTCGGTGAAGTCCATTTCTGCGACTTCCTCCGCCGTCTTGCCGTGCATCGCGCCGAGAATCCCCATCGTTTCTTTGGGATGCTTGGCGTACAGAATCGGCAGCATCTTCATCAGGATGTCGCGTCCGACAACGTCGCCCTTGCTCTTTTCTTCCACGAATGCTTTCATTTCCTTGCTGTTGACCAGCTTGTCGATGTACGGAATGGCGTTCGCCATCTGCTCAAATGCGGTTGCGGTATTCATGCGTTTTCCTCCTCAAAATTCACGAAAGTGCGGCAGGGCGCGAACCCTGCCGCGTGTTGTTAGGCGGCGGGGTCGAAGAAAATGACCTCGCAGGGTGCATATCCGTCGGTTTCCAGCCCATCCTGATGCGCGGTAAACTCCACCGGAATAGTGCCCTCGCCCTTGTCCGTCCAAGTCAGCGTTGCGCCCGCCGTGTTCAGCGCGTTTTTGATGGCAATCAGCACATAGCCCTTCGAGGTGTCGCCCACCCAGACAAGGCTATCAATATAATCCGCATCCTTAATGTCGGTGCGAATCTTGATGGTGTGCTTCTTCTCCGTGTCCGTCACGTCGGCAGTGCCGAAAGAACGCTTAAGGTTGGTGGCGTTGATTTCCAGCAGGGTAGTCGTCAGCTTGATAGTCCAGCCATCGTTGACGCTGCTGCCTTTCCATTCCTCGCGCTTGCCGTCCGCCTCGATGCTGCGCGTGTTTGGCGTGCAGACGAACGTGCCGCCGCCGCGCGTTGCGCCAATAAGCGCAGAGCCGCTTGTCTTTTCGCGCTCCGTTTTCAGCAGCGCGCCCAGCGTCGCCGCGTCCGTGGCGGTGGAATAGTCAAAATTGGCGAGAAACATCCCGGCATTGAGCTGCAGATTTTCAAAGGTGCTTGCCCGAAGACCAGTCGTCATTTTTTTACCTCCTGTTAGGTGTAGTAAGTCACGATTTCATAGTAAATCCGCCCGTAACAGACGCTTTTGAGCGTCGTGTCCACTTCGAGGCGGAAAAAGTTGCTATTGTTGCGGTATAGCGTGATAAAGCCATCGTCGCAATAAATCGCTGTTCCCTCCGGCGGAATAGCGCGGCGAACCTCGTCAAGGATTGCTGCGCGCTGCAAGTTGACGTTGCTGCCGTTTTCCGCCTGACAGCACAGCGTGCAAATCATTGTAGATTTTCCGAATGTGTCTCCCTCTTGCACCTGAAACGCAAAATAGGGAAAAGACGCTTCCTCCGGCACTGCGTCCTCGATGTATGCAGGGATGGGCTTGCCCTCGTAGGTGAAGCTGCTCCAAAACTTGTATAGTTTCCGCTGCAAGTCAATCACGCAGTCACCACCTCCGCGTCCGCCTCGCGGAAGTGCATATCGCTCTGCTCCGGCGTTGTCATATCCCGCGCGTCGGACGTGATGCGGAAGACCTTACCGTCGGAAATCCGCTTCACGCGGTCGTTCGGAAGCAGTTCCAGCATATCGGAAAACACGATGGTGAAAAGTTCGCGGATGCCGTTCTGGTATGCAATCCGGGCTTCCGTGCTGCTGTTGCGGATGAATCCAGCGCGGAACGGCGCGCCATCTGTCCATGTGACAACGATGCCGCCCATGCCGTCGGATTCCGTGCGCTTGTCGACGATGCAAGCGTCATCCAGAAAATCACTCCACGCCATCAGCCCACCTCCGTGTACATATGGCGATACGGTCGCAGCTTGTCCGCGAATGCCGCTTGCCACGTTACAACGCCTTTGCTGCCGGTTGCGCGCGAATAGCTGTAATGCCCGAACGATTCCGAGGTGTATGCCCCCGTTGGGTTTTTCGTTTCGTACTCCGCGCATTCTTTTGCAATTTCGACAAACGGGCGCGGCGGGTACAGAAACCACAACGTGCCGTCGAAAGTTTCCTCCCCGTCCGCGTCCTCCATTGCGCCAGAAACAAGGCTGTGAACGCCGTCGTTCCGCGCGCTGCCGCTGATGTACACATAGGGCGAACCTACGTCAGGAACGATTTTCCCGCCCAAGATGCGAATCTCTCCCGTGTACTTGCAGCGCTCGAAAAAGTTGTTACACTCGCGCATTGCCATTTCCAGCGTCACAGCCATGTTTCCACCTCCATTAGGTCGCCGCCGTCACCGTCGCGCTGCCGGAACGAATCACGCGGTAGTCGCTCGTGCATTCCGCAACCGTCACCTTCTGCCCGGTTGCGATGGCAAGGTCAGACGTGCCGTCCCAGTTGCTCCAAGTGCGGACATTCTGCCCATACACCGCAGCAGGCGCGGTGCTGCCGGACTTCACCTTGTACATGTTGGAGCTGGATTCCTTCGCGGGGCTGACAGTCAGCGTCGTGTTGCCCTTGCCCGTGCCAGCGGAAGAGGAAACCGTCAACTGACCCGTCGCCGCGTCCGTGATGGTTGCAATCCAGATGCTCTGCGGATTGAAGATAACCGGCATAAACAAGCCAGATGCCCGCGTCCACAGAACAACGGGGTCGTTCTCCACCCACTGCGACACCATCACATAGCGGTGCTGCCCGGACTGGTTGACGTTAAGCCCGGTGTTTGCGGTGTTTACCGTCTCTTCCGGGGTCTGCCCCCACAAGCCAGCGCCGATGCGCGTCATGGCGTTGCCCGTGCCGAGGAACGTCATCTTGTCCTGCGGGAAATAGCGCTTGGTCGTGCGAATCGGTCGCCCGTCCGCGCCGATGCCGCCATCAATGGCGTACTGCAAGTCGTTAGTGATAACGCGGTTGATGCCGTACTCCGTGGAAAGGAACGTATCCAGCGCGGCGTTGCTCACATACGCGCCCTCGCTCAACGTGCCGTTGATGCGCTTCTGGATTGCACGGTTTGCACGCATCTGATTCCGCACTTTGCGACTTGTAACGATGGTGTCAACCGTTGTTCCCGCTTCCTGCGCGGTGTCAGACACAAACTGAATCTGCGCCGGGATGTCCGCGTCCTCGCTGAAATCGAACGTGAATCCCGTCTGTTCCGGCTTCACGCCGTAGTCGATGGTCAGGTCGAGGTCGTTCTCCTTGATGGTCATTTTGCCAGTCGCCAGAACCTCGTTCTTCGCAACCTTGGTGCGCGTCACAACTTGGTCGGCAAGCATGATGCCGTCACGAATAACGTAGTCGTACATTGCGTCATTCTGCACTCCGGAACGCAGCAGCGCACGCATACGCTCGGACTGGTTAATCTTTACTTTAATCAGTCCCTTTTCGATGCTGTGCGTATCGACGGGAATACGGGTGGCGATGTTCGTCCGGCTGTCGAAGCTGTGGAAGTCAGCCATCACTGGAAGCTGGTACTGGTTGGCAATCTCCTGCCACTTAGCAACAAGGTTGTCGCTGTATTCGTCGGGGAACAGCGCGTCAACCGGGTCATTTGGGCGGCTGACGTTGAAGCCAACATCAAGCCACTCCTCCTTGGGGATAAGACCGAAAATATTGTTCTCAAACGACGGAATCTGCATAGTATTCTCCTTTCGTCAGTACGGGCGCACCGTCGCAGCTTCGGCGGCGATGAAGTAGAAGCCCTTTGCCGTCAGCGCGCTCTTGGCGGTGCTGTTGATTGCGGCGGGGAGACGGCTCTCGTAAACCGTGCCGCGCGTCACGACGCTGCCAGGCATATCGCCGCTTGTAACGTCCACGTCTTCGTACACGATGCCGACGGCAGTGCCGTCATTCGCGGGGTAAACAGTCCCCATCTTGACGTACTTCGCGCCGTTTTCGGCGGTGGTAGCACCCGACTGCTTAATCTGCTTGGTTTCGCGGATTGCGTCTTCCGCGTTTCCGAGGAAATAACCGGGCTGGTAAACAGTCCCGGTTGCCTTGCTGGTAAAGCTCATTTATTCGCTCCTTCCGGCGCAACTGCGCCATACATATCTTGCGCGTACTTCGCCGCCAGTGCTGCGGCGCGTCCGCTGCCGTGCGTGGCATTGCCGCCGCTCG